GCCTCTTGTCAGAAGTTAGAAGAGTTCCTACAAACAAGTGTCTGATAGGTTAAGAAATAGGTAATTAACCTAGACTAACCCAGGGGCCCAGACACCCCCACCGTGGGACAGACAGTCGTGAGACTGCCCATCTATACCGCTTCTTCGGAATACCCAAAGGGATATCCTCCTTAATGCCATCGCTGGCAGAAAGGAAGAAATCACGAATGGGACCCGTTAAAGGAGTATCTCCTCTCATTCTAAAGCTATCGGACATCTCGACATAGCCACAGGATAATTTACCTGGGGCCAGAAGAGATACGAGTAGTTGCGGCCAACCGTGAGGTATGGCTTTGCAATATACCCGGAGACGATGACGAGTAACGTAGCCCTCGACCAAACCCTTTTGGGGCTTTGGCCGAGGAACGCACTCATCAAAATCACGAACGATACCTCCATCCCCAAAACCATCGGGAATAGAGAGAGAACGAGACTCAGGACTAAGCCGTTCATACAATGAATCGTATAAGGGCTTCAGAGCATCTGCACAGCCGTAACCCATTCCCAATAAACGGAATGCGAAACGTCTCACAGAGTTAAGGTACCAAAGGTACCTGTCTTGAGTTTGTATGTCTGCTTTAACATACATAGGAGTCACTTCGTACCCTAGGAAGTAGTGTTTTCCACACGACTCCCTAAATGGACCATCAATGAAGGTCTTCTCGTGATTTGTAGCAAAACCACAAACTCGTAGAAGATTAATCAAATGATGAGCCACTTTGCTTTCCACGATGATGTCATCACCATAGACTGCAATGGTACTGCCATTCTGACGCTGGTTGACGGCCAAACCTAAGGCGAGAAAAATTAAACTTTCAAGCTCAAAGGTGTAACCGTTCCCCATACTACTGAACTTCTGCAGGAAAATTTTCTCCCCGCAAAAGTCAGTATAATCAGAACGAACGCTTTTCAATGCAGTTAACCAGTCTTCTGGAAGAAGGAATTCAACCAGACCACGGGAAACTGTATCTGAAGCGCTCGAAAGATCAATGGTTGCTAATGAATTATCTCTACTACCCTGAAGCGCAAGCTTCTGGTTAATAGTCTGATCATTCAAGTTGCAACCAAAGCGCTTGAGGCGACTCCGCATATAACCACCAAGCCCCTTCTGATAGAACATATTCAGAAGAGGTTCAATGGCTATAACTCGGTCGCATCTTGCATCTTTTGGCACGGTGGTAACCTTGCTCCCGCTAACAACCTCTGGGCTGATAGCGTTCTCGTTATGGAAGTTACGCCATAACTCACAATAGGTCAAAAACCTATTATGGAGAGCAAGACCTTCCCCTGTCACGGTCGGCCGTATATCGCCGAACTTATACCATGGGTGACCTCGATCCTTCCTGGTCCGGTATGTTGCACCCGGACCATGGGAAAGGAAGGGCAGTGTACCATCCCAGGAAAACTTCCCTAGGATCCTTCTAACATTCCTACGAGCTTGCAGTAACAAACTGTAAGACTCATGAGGTATGCTAGAAGGGTGAGCGAACATGAAGTTCTTCTCACGGCATCGAAGTTCCGACTCTCGAAATTTCTGCTCAGCAACCAACCGGGGGTTTACTCCTGGAAGGTTCAAGAACGGATATTTCTTTACTAGACTTAAAGCAGAGTAATCAAGGAAGAAGTCGCGCCAATCGCTATATCCTTTCGGATTAATAGCGACGGAAACGGCTCTTCGGTGGTCCTCCGTTTTGAGAATAGACGAGAGTTGGATTCCCAGTCTTCCGAACACTGTTAGCGTTTGGGAGAGAATCTCCAGAGTTGGAGCGTGACGGTTTGTCGATTTCATTGAGGGTTCCTCTAAATGAAAGTGTACGCCTAATGGCCGCACAAAAGCGGCAGAAATTAGGTGATGTGTTCATGGAATAGGTTTCCCTACGACCATGAACCCTCAGGTGTGGAAACACTGACGTCAAAGACGGACAGTGCTACCAGTGCCTGAACACGATCGACAAAATCCTGCCTTTCGGCAGTCGTGAAGTTGGTCGGGATGTCAATAACGATATCGGATTTACCGGTACTCGCAATTTGACCCGTGCAACCACACGCCGTATCAGCGCTTGCAGCCTTGGGGATACTCACGACCCAGCGAGTCCGGTACATACCGTTACTCAAGGGTCCCCGAACGCTTTCAGTGACAGAGGACTGTGCCCCGCCAAAGGTCGCGTCACCAGCCAATGCCCAGGTAGTCACTCCATTTTGAGTGCCTCTCGGGGTATAGACTTTGGTATTCAGAGTAATTGAACTCTGTGCAGGCATGAGACGTTGTCTCCTAGCGAAAAGCTTGAGCCAACAATGACATCGCATTTGCCACGTGGTCGAAGCTTAGAGGGTTCTTAACGTAGAGCCCGGGAACGGGTGCTGATCCGTAACACCTTCTCTCGAACTGACCGATTTCTCCAGAGATCGTAGGTATACTAGGATAAGTATACAGATACGACTGACTGGGGTTACCGGGAACAGGACTAGAGGGGGGATGCGAACCAGTTTCGTAAGAAGCACCTGGCTTCCTTACACTCTTCAAAGACAAAGAACCTGTCAAAAAGTCATACCCGGCATCTGCAGTTAATGCAGAAAGCCAGGAACTGATGGGCAGGAACCAGTCAACGACGAATGATAAGTGAGTCAATTCCCACACTATCTCAGCAGGGTTGATAAGTCCAAGAGAGGAAAGTTCTGCAAGGTACGGATTTCTCAATGCGTACACAAGTTGAACCCAACAATCTTGAACATCCAACGTCTGGATTACACAACCGGGATTACCGGCTAAGTAACCAGGAGCAGCACCACCTTGCAACTGTCGTGAAATTGGAGTACCGTCTGCAGTGTTTCTCTTATGCGCTTTAACAAACACATAAGGACGCTGAAAACGATTCCTCCTTGACAG